ATTGGGCTTCGGAACATCCTAAGCAACCCGACCTTCTGGTAACTCTTTATGACGTTTGGATTATGCGTGGTAAAAAGTATGACGAAATCAATATTGCTTCTTGGACTCCTGTAGACCATCACCCGATTCCACCAAAAGTTGGTGAGTGGTTGGCTAAACCTAATGTCACTCCGTTGGCTATGTCTAAGTTTGGGCAACAGCAGATGGCTAATAATGACATTGAGGCTTTTTATGTTCCTCATGCTGTTGAGAAAGTTTTTCAGCCGACACCTAACATTGGCGATTATGAGAACCGTGAGTATTTGGGTATCAAGAAGGATGCGTTTCTGGTTGGTATGAACGCAGCTAACAAAGCGAGTGGGATGGTTCACCGTAAAGCGTTTGCTGAGAACTTGTTGGCGTTTAGCATTTTTGCTAAGGAACACCCTGATGCGATGCTTTACATTCACTCAGAAATGTTTGGTGTATTTTCTGGCTGGAATTTGTCTGACTTGATGATTGCTTGTGGTTTGACTCCAGACCAGGTTGTGTTGGCTGACCAGATTGCTTACCGTTATGGTATTCCGCAAGTTGATTTGGCTGGTATTTATTCTGCGTTTGATGTGTTTTTGGGTACGTCTTATGGTGAAGGGTTTGGTGTAGGTACGATTGAGGCGCAAGCGTGTGGTGTGCCTGTGATTGTTTCTAACTTTGCTGCAAGCCCTGAGCTTGTTGGTGATGGGTGGCTTGTTGAGGGTCAGCCGTTGTGGGATAACGCACAAAAGGCTTGGTTTAACATTCCGTCTATCCCTGGCATTGTAGATGCTTTGAATAAGGCGTATAAGGCCGATAGAGGCGTTTCTACAAAGGCTTTGGGGTTTGCTAAGCAGTTTGATGCTGACTTCGTGTATGAGACGCACTGGAAGCCTGTTTTAGCAAAGTTACTTAAGTGATTCCTGTTGTTGGGTTCGCAACAGTTTCACGCTTTGACCTTGCTGATAGGTTGCTTAGCTCTATTGACTACCCTGTTGAACATTTGGTTATTGTGGACAACTCTGGGAAAGCCTCGTGGAATCCTATCAAACCCGATTTTGTGGTCAATATGTGGGTTATGCGTATGCCTTACGGTCTCGGCTTGGTTGGTGCTTGGAATCTGGTTGTAAAGTCTACGCCGTATGCGCCTTACTGGGTTCTTATAAACGATGACGCTTGGTTTCATCCTGGCTCGTTAGCTCGCATAGAGGCTGAGGTAGATACTGAGGCACTAAACTTTATTGGCATCACGCCTGAATGGTCTGCCCCTGTGTTTGGTGAAGGAATGGTTAGGAAGGTTGGGTTATATGATGAAAAGTTTTATCCACTATATTTTGATGATAACGATTTGGAGCGTAGGGTCATATCTGCTGGTGTTCCTATTAAGCGTCATAGCATACCTATCGGTCATGATAATAGTTCGTCCTTAGATGAGATAAAGAATGTAAAAAGTTTTCAGGCTAACAGTTTGTTGCATCAGGCTAAGTCAGCTGCAGATGATAATAGTTGGACATGGGATTTAGATGTTAGGAGAGCAAACCGATGGGATTGAAAGTTTACACTGGTGGAACGTTTGACCTGTTTCATGCAGGCCATGTAGAGTTTTTGCGTAAATGCTCTAGGTATGGGCGTGTGGTTGTTTCGTTGAACACAGACGAGTTTATAAAAGAATATAAAGGCTCTGCACCTGTTATGAGTTATTATGAACGTAAAACTGTGCTTGAAGCTTGCCGTTATGTTGATGAGGTAATCCCCAATTATGGTGGGGTTGATAGCAGACCGTCTATTATGGCTATTATGCCTGACATTATTATTATTGGGTCTGATTGGGCTGTGCGTGATTACCATAAACAGATGGGTTTTACTCAGGAGTGGTTAGATAAACGTAATATTGCTTTATGTTATGTTCCTTATACTGCGGGTATCAGTTCTACTGAGGTAAAGAAGCGTCTTTCGGTAGTAAAATAGAATAAGGTTTATTGAAAGGCCGTATAGTGGCGATTGTAAATGGTTATGCAACTCTGGCTCAGGTCAAGGCTGCTCTTCGTATCACCGACAGCATTGATGACACTCTAATTGAGTTAGCTGTTGAGTCTGCTTCCCGCGACATTGATGCTTACTGTGCCCGTGTTTTTTATAGCGTTGGTTCAAGCACTCGTTATTTTGCGGCCACGGACGAATATTTTTGCCCGATTGATGATGCTCAAAGTATTTCTGCGGTAGCAACCTCGTCCACATCTAATGGTGTTTATGAAACGATTTGGGCTAACCCAACCGCAGGTAACAACGATGGTGACTACCAGGTTGAGCCTATAAACTCTGCTTACCCGACTGATGGTATTGTGATGCCTATTTCTGGTTTGCGGGCTTTATGGAACTACTTGTTCCCTATTGCTGGTGGTGCAGCTTTGGTGAAGGTCACTGGTGTTTGGGGTTTCTCGGCTGTTCCTACCGCTATCAAACAGGCTTGTGTGATTCAGGCTGCCCGCATTTTCAAACGTAACGATTCTCCGCTTGGTGTTGCAGGTTTTGGTGACATGGGTGCTGTAAGAGTGTCTCGTGTAGACCCTGATGTGGCTCGTATGCTTGAACCTTACCGCCGTGTGAACGGGTTTATGTAATGGCAACTATTTCGCAGTTGCGTACCGCTCTTGCAACTAATTTGGCGACTATCCCTGGGTTGCGCACTTCTTCGTATGTGCCTGACGACCCGAACCCGCCTGTAGCAATTATTGAGCCGTCTACGATTGACTTTGACACCACTTTTGGTCGTGGTTTAGACACTCTAATGTTTAACATTAATGTTTTGGTGGGTCGTGTCTCTGACCGCACCGCACAAGCCTCTCTGGACTCTTACTGCAGTAGTCAAGGTAGTTACAGTGTGAAAACTGCGGTAGAATCAGATAGGAAACTCGGTGGTTACGCAAGTGATTGTCGAGTGACTAGGCTTAGCTCATATGGGCAGGTCACTGTTGGAGATACAATCTACCTAGCGGCTGAGTTTGTCGTTATGGTATACGCAAACTAGGAGAATATTATGGCAAAATTTGTCGCAACTGACTTCAAGATTACTCTGAATGGTACGGCTCTTTCGCCGTCTATCAACTCGGTTACTCTTGACGTAAACTCAAACGAAGTAGAAACTACTACTTTCGGAAGCACTTTCAAGACTGTTGTTGGTGGCATCATTTCTGGTTCAGCTAAGCTGGACTTTTACCAGGACTTCGCTGCAGGTTCGGTAGACGCACAGATTTGGCCGCTAATCAACACCATTGGTACGTTGGTTCTTACCCCAACTTCTGCCACTGTGTCAGCAACTAACCCGTCTTACACTGCACAGGTGCTAATTAACAACTACCAGCCAATCAACGCTTCTATCGGAGACCTTGCAGGTTTCTCGGTAACTTGGCCGACTACTGGTACTGTTACTCGTGCAACTGCATAACTAAATTAAGGAAAAATAAATGAAGATTAACCTACGCATTGAGTTCGCTAATGGCGAGTCAAAATCTATTACTGCTATCGCTGGCGACATGGTCGCTTTTGAGAGAGAGTTTGAAATTTCGATTGCTTCGCTTGAAAAGGAAGCAAAGCTCACTCATCTTCTTTACCTTGCTTGGGCTTCACAGAACCGCCGTAAAGAGACCGCTAAACCGTTTACCGAATGGGTGAACGATGTTGCTGGTATCGAATTTGGTGACTCAGACCCAAAATAAAGGGGCTGGGCGAAAGTTCAGCACACTGGTATATCGCAACGTTGGCTGTCGAGTCTGGTATTAGCCCTTTAGAGCTAATGCAGCTTGATGAACGTATGTTGTGGACTATTGGTAGATATCTAGTTTCTAGGAATCAACAACAGTGATAGAGACCCCTGGCTTCGGCTGGGGGTTTCTTATTGCTGATAGAATAGGCTTTTAGGTGGTGATTCCAGTTGGCTCTTAGTGCTGTCGTTAGTTTTACGGACTATAAACGTCTTATTGATGTTATGAAACAGATTGACCCTAAGTTGGTTAAGTCG